GAATAAGAATCAGTTCTTATAATGAACAAGTTCAACAAGACCAAGAAGACCATTCAGAATCAATTCAAGGAATAATAGAACAAACAGAAGGAGAAGCAATTTAAAATAAGTTTATAAAGTTGTAGATGTAAAAAATACACATACTACAAAAAGTAGTATTGTATATACAATGAAAATGGTAGACCAAAAAACATATTCATTCTTTACTGATAACGTAGGTTATGAAGTAATAGAGAGTAAAGGAAAGAAAAAGTATTACATTACTGGATATATTTCTACAAAAGATAAAGATTTACTAAATGATATTGTTACAGATGAAGCTTTAGATAATATGCTTAATCAACTTAATATGAAAAACATTAAGCTTGATGTTGAACACGAAGCGTGGAGAGAAGAAAACCCAGCTATAATACCAGTTGGAAGGATAATAGAATCCAAAAGAGATGAAAGAGGCATATTTGTTAAAGCAGAATTAAACAAAGCAAATAGTAGATTTAAGGAAGTATGGAACAGTATAAAGGAAGGATTTTTAGATGCATTTAGTATCGCATATAAAACAATTTCATCAGTGCATAAAACGATTTCTGGAGAGAAAGTAAGAATGTTAAATAATATTGAATTACTTAATGTTGCAATTACTGGAAACCCAGTTAATCCGGAAGCAAAGATGATGAACGTTTTTACTAAATCCTTAAACGATATTCAGGAGGAAGAACCTAAAATGGTAGAAGATAATATTGAAAAAGTAGAAGAAACGACTGAAGAAGTTAAAGAAGATGCTCCTGCAGAATCAACTGAAGAACCGGTAGAAGAAAAAGCCGAAGAAGAAGTTGAGGAAGAATCTGAACCGGAAGTAGAGGAAAAGGATGAAGAAGAATCTACAGAAGAAGAAGACGACGCAGAAGTTGAAGAAAAAGCTTTACTTCAAAAAGACAACAAAGAATTGAAAACAAAATTAAAAAAGCTTCAAGCAGAAGTTAAAGATTTGAAAGAAAGACTTGAAAAACCAATTATCAAGTCAGAAGTTAAATCATTAGAAAAAGCGGAGCTTAAAGCAGAAATCAAGGACCAAAGTCCTTTAGATATGATATAAAATACAGGAGAATAAAATAAAAATGGCAACAGTAGGAAATTTTAAAGACATAAACGCTTCTGCATATCAGCAATCTTTCGGTAATTTACCAAGTGGAACAACTTACCATCAAGGTGGTAGAACAAGTTATAACGCTGAAGTAAAAGACTTTGAAGGGGGAATGAGAGCAGAGCTAAAAAGTGCATTTGACATAGGGTTTAAGGCACTAACAAGTGAGTCAGGTGGAGCAGGAACAGCAGGATATGCTATGGTTCCAATTTACGTAGACCCACGAGTAGTAGACCAATCAAGGAAATATACTCCATTAGTAGAGTTGATTCCAAGAGTTTCAAATAATGGTATTACAGCTGATTATAATGTAATCTCATCAAAAGGTGGAGCATTTGTAGCTTCAGAAGATGCAGCATTAACAGAAACAAATACAACTTTTGACAGAGAAAGTGTAGCAATCAAATATCTATATAGTGTAGGTAGAGTAACAGGACAAGCAGTAGCAGCAATTCCAAGTTATATTTTAGAAGGATTGCAACCAGCAGGTGGAGCAACTGGAGCATTTAGTCCAGCATCATCACCAAATGCTAAACAACTTGAAGTGTTAATTAAGACAAGAGAAATTAGGGAATTAGAAGAAGACCTAATCGTTAACGGAGACACAGATGATGATGCAAATGAATTCAATGGAATTATTGATATTTTAGCAGCAACTAATACAGTTGACAAAAATACAGCCGCATTAGCACTTGTAGATATTGACACAGCTATTCAATATGCTTTTGATGATGGTGGAAGACCAAACTTAGCAGTATGTAGTTCAGGAGTATATTCTGACCTATTAGCATTATTAAATGCAAAGATTGGATACTTACAACCAGTTCAACAAGTATTTTGGGGATTCAGCACAATAGTATTAAACACAATGGTAGGACAAGTACCAGTAATCCCAAGTATGTATATGAGTAATGAAAGTGGACATAAGGCGATATATTTCTTAGACCTAAGCGTTATAGAAATGAGAGTTTTACAAGACCTAACATACCAAGACTTAGCAAAAACTAACGACAGCGAGAAATTTATGTTAAAGATATATGAAGCTTTAATCATAAAAGCTCCAGATTTCTGTAGTAGTATTACAGAAATAAGTGCTTAAGGAGGAAATGAAAAATGGCAGCAATAGCAATAGCAGATTGTACAGTAAGTAACTGGGATATAGGAGGACTTAAATTGTTAAAAATAGTTACTCCAGAAACAGCAGATGACGGAGATACTATTGACGTATCTTCATTATTTGATAATGGATGTTTTAACATTCATTCTGGAGCAACAGATGGAGCAACAGTAGATACTACAGTTTATGGGACAACTATAACATTACAAGGTTCAACTGATAACGAAGTAAGAACAATAATTTGTTTTGGGGAATAATTTCCCCATTCTTTTTATTTTTTAAAAAAATGGTAATGAGCATAAGTAGTTTAAAGAAAGAATCTATTAAGGAGGAATCAAAAATGTTAAGATACAAAGATAGAGATGGCAAATGGGCTTGGAAGCTTAAAGAAGAAGCAGTTGAAGAAAAAGAAGTAAAAGAAAAACCAAAGAAAAAAAGTAAGAAATAATGACAGATTTAAGTTATTACTGTACTGAAGACGATGTTCGGAGGTTAATAGGACTAACAAGTTCTGCAATTAGTGATGCAGATACTTTGGAGCTAATCAAATTAGCAGAATCGGAAGTAAATTATTTAACCAATTCAACTTATTTAATAATTCAAGATAGTGGAACATCAACAAGCGGTACTACATCAACAGTAGTTGATTCTGGAGCAACTTGGGATATAGATGAATGGAACGATGATTATATGGTTTACATTTATGAAGGAACTAATTCAGGAGAATGTAGAGTAATAACAGATAACGATGGGACAACATTAACAGTTAGTCCTGTATTTTCAAGCGCAATAGATAATACAAGTAAATATAGAATATTTAAAAATTCATACAAGAATGAAACTTTTGATGGAGATGGAAGTTCAATATACTACACAAGATGGTATCCAATTTTAAGTACTCAATCAATTACTATTGATAGTACAGATGTTACATTAGGAGGAACTTCTGTTTATGAATATAAACCAGAAGGAAAACTTCAATTAGGAAGTTCAGCAGAAAAAACAATCTGGGAAGACAACACTCCTCAACTATGTAATGTTAAATATTTCTATGGAATATATCCTATTCCAATTTTAATTAAACAATTAACAGAAGTAATCGCTGCTTTAATGATAGCAGAGTATATGATAGGAAATACGTATACCTTCGCAACAAGTTATTCTATTCCAGAAATGAATGTAGCAAAAGGAGTACCTTATCCTCACTTTTCAAAAGCCGTAGATGTACTTAAAGCAAAAAGAGATTTCATATTAACCAAAATAAACACAGTAATCAATCCTGCCTTTGGATAAAATGCCAGAACTAACCCAAGAAGAAATAGAATTCTGTAAGATAACCAACAGAATTCAAGAAAAAATAAAGGAAATCAAAGATGAGTAATGCCTCAGATATCGGAATAGTACCAGCAGACTTTACAGATAATGCTCTAACCGATTTCGGCGTTACTGTTTCTTGGGAACAAGCAACAAAAACAACAGATAACATCACAGGAGATGAAACTCTTTCTTATGCAGAAGCAGTAAGTAAAACAGTTGTTTTTGTTAGAAGAACTAAGACTTATGAACAATCTCCAGAAGGTAGAATAGAATTAGGGGATGCATATATTATGTCACAAACTTCTGATGGATTTGTAAGCAATGATAAAATAACATATGAAGGAGTAACCTATTTGATTAAACAAGTTATAAGAAGAAGAGCAGATGGAGAAGATATGTTTGATTATTGTATCTTATTTAAAATATGAAATTTGACGAAAAAGAATTAAATCAAAAATTAAAATTAGTAACAGAAGGAATGGCTCACGATTTAGTTAATGAGTTTAAAGAAGCTGCTCCAAAAGATACTGGTTTTCTTATGAGAAACATAAGATACCAATTAACAGAAGAAGGGATTGAATTTAGTTTTCCTTATTATGCAGAGTATTTAGAATATGGTACAGGAATATATGGTCCGAAAGGACAACCAATCACTCCAAAGAATGCAAAAGCTCTACATTGGAAAACAAAAGATAAGAAAGATGTATTTGCTATGAAAGTAGCAGGTATGACCCCAAGACCATTTATTAGACCAGTATTCCATCAAAAATTTACAGAAATATTAGTTAAGAATTTAAACGAACATATGCAAGATATTAAAATAAATTTATAAAGTTCAAGAATCAAATAATAATAACCAAGCGGTATAGGAAGTCAAGATGACTGTAACAGATTTAATAAATCCAAACACAATAAAACAAGAATTAGTAGTATTTCTTAGAAATTCAGATATATTCTCAACTTCAGATAGAGGAGTATCAACTACAACAGATGAATTTAGCGGAGACGACAACGAAACAGAATTTACTCTAACAAATACTAATTGTAAAAACATTAGAAGCATAACAGTAGACGATGTGGCTCAATCTCTTGGCACAGATTACACAGTTGATTATAGTACTGCAGTAGTTACTTTTACAACAGCACCAGCAATTGGGATAAATAATATAGATATTCAATATGATTATGGAAGTGGAGATAAAATTTATCCAGACTTTCCAAGAGTAGATTTAAGTATTAGTTCTTATCCAAGAATAGCAGTTTCTATAACAAGTATGACTACAACAGAATTAGCATTAGGAGCAAAATATAATATGTCCGATATGTTAATTAGTATCACAGTTTATGCAGATGGAATGGTTAATGTAGATAATTACATTAAAGATATAAGAGAAGCATTCTTGGAAGCAAAAGATGATTTTTATTATCTTAAATTTATAACTCCAGTAACACAAAGTCCTTTAATTAACGAACCAGCAAGAGGAGATAAAATATATCAAAGGACTTTAGAATTAAGGAGTTTATTTAATATTGAAACAATAAGTTAGGAGTTAAAATGGCAGAAAAGAAAACAAAGAAAAAAGTAAAGAAAGAAATAAGTAAAATAAACAAAGATATTCCTTATACAACAAGACAAAGAATAACACAGGAGGAAAATAAAGATGGTAACATATAAAGATTTTAGTTTAGGAGTTAGAGTAGATGAAGAAACAGATTATGCTACTGGTGGAGTAGAAACAGACGCACTTAGTATTGGACAGGTTACTAATTTCACAAGTACAAGAACAGATAATGTACAAAGGTTATTAGGTATTGGTGAGGGTAGAAACGAAACACATCACGCTTACGGAAATGTAGATATTTCAGGAACAATAGATTGGAATGTTTTAGCTCAGATGAATTCAACTATTGGAAGTTTATCTTTGCTTAAATTCGCAGTAGGTAAAGTACAAGGTTCTGGAACAACAGCAGAGCCTTATGAAATGGTAGAATTAGATGAAATAGGCTATTCGGCAAGTACTTTGTACTCATTTGCTATTTGGGCACAAAACGAAGGTGGAGCAACTGATGATGTAGATTTGTTTGAAGGTTGTACAGTAAATTCATTTACATTAACTGCAACACAAGGAGATGTTCTAAAAGCAAGTATGGAATGGACCGGGCAAAAAGTAACAAGTTCAACTGCAATTACAACAGCTTATTCAGCGCCAACTGATAATGTATGGACTTTCCAACAAGGCGGATTAAAATACGGAGCAACACCAAGTTCAGTTGCATTAGTATCAAGTTTCACTCTAACATATAATAATAATCCTTTAATTTATAGAGCATTAGGAAGCAGATTTATTCAACAGCCAGAATTAGGTAAGAGAACTTATGACTTTACAATAGTTACTAAAATGACAGATACTATTGCAACAACATTAAGAGACGACCTATATGGACAAGCAAATAGTTTTGTAGATGGTGATGACCCAAGTGAGGTTACAGCAGATGACGAACTATGGTTAGAGTTTGATGAAGGAACTTCTACTGGAGATAAAAGATTAAGGATTGAATTAGACCAATGTGCATTAACATCTATGAGTAAACCTATTCCAGTTGGACAAGGTCTTGTAGAAGTAACATTTACAGGAATTGCTAAAAGCGGAAAAGCAGATGGCGAGGATAATGTGCTTATGAGATATTGGACTGAAACATAAATATATTAGGAGGGTTGAAATATGGAAGACCATATGGAAATTGAAATAGACTATAAAGGAAAAAAAGAAATAGTAAAATTAAAAAGACTTAGTTGGAAAGATAACAACGATGCTTTAAGAGAAGCAACAAAATTATCTAAAGAAGGAAATGCTAAATATGATTTAGTAACACATCAAGAATTTAGGTTACTAAAATCAATTGAAACAGCACCATTTCCAGTAAAGATGGAAAGTTTATGGGAACTTGATGTTAGTGTAGGAGATGCTTTATTCCAAGCAATGCTTAAACTAAATGAATTAACACCAGAAGCTCAAAAAAACTTGAAATCTCCATTGATGCAGAAAGAATCATCGGTGGAGAAGTAGAACAAGACATATTGATAAAAAACTTCTTTGCAGATAAGTATGGATTTACTCCAAAAGAAGTAAACGATATGGATGAAAGAGATGTTAAGGCATTTCTTTTAATTGAAAATAAACGAAGTAAAAAAGCCGAAAGGGAACAGGAAAGAGATAAACAAAAACAAAAAGGAAGAATGAGGAAATAAGATGCCTGATGATTTAGTAAGTGCAAGAGTAGTATTTGACACAGGAGGAATAGGAGGAGCACCAAGTCCTGGAGGGATAGCCGGAGCAGGAGGAATAGCGAGTGCTGGAACAGGAGGCGGTTTAAGTAAAGCGTTGAATTTAGCCGTAACTTTACCCATAACTGACCTATTAAGCGGAATACTAAAAGGCATTAAATCCTTAGCACAATTTAGTCCTATGCTAAATGCTGAATTTATCAGAATGAGAAAAGGATTACAACTTATTCTTATGCCTATTGGAAATGCTATCTCAAATTCAATTAGACCTTTTGCTAATGCTTGGTTGAAAACAGCAAATCAATTCTATGTAGATTATCAAAGTGGTGGACTAATGTCTGCATTCGGTGAAATGTTTAGAAATGTTTTCACTGGAATAGGATTATTAGATGAAGAAGGAAATATAAGTTTTACAGGAATATTAGATAATATGGACGACATAACTAATATTTCTGCGACATTATTATTAACGACAGCAGCAATAGTTGGAGGAGTGGCTTTAGCAACTTGGTTAGTAGCAGCAATTGGAGGATTTACTTTAGCAGCTGCAGGTACATTAGCAGTTGCTGCAGTTTTATTATTTGCAGCAGCAGAATTTACAGACGGAGGAATGCAAACTTTAATTGCTGATATGGGAGCCGTAGGCGTAACTTATGGTTTAGTAAAAAGGAACCCTTATGTTCTGATAGCAGCTGCTTTAGTATTTACTTGGGCTTCTTGGGGAGACGAAATATCTACTTATGTAATGGATAAAGCAGATGAACTTGGAAAATTATTTTCAGGTTGGTTCTGGAGTGCATTCGGAAGGGAAGGTCCAATACAAAGTACATTTAAGGGAGCAAAGGAATGGATATTCGGTAGAGAAGAAGGAGTAACCGCAATAGTAGATTTAGATACAGATACTATGACTCTTGGAGAAACCATAGAGGGCTTAGACCCTATTTGGACAAGAGTATTTAATAGCTTGAAAAGTGGATTTGGTTGGATAGTAGATGCCTTTGAAATAGGACACAGTCCAGCAATATTAGACTTATTCGGTAAGTTTGGAACTACAATGGTTGATGCTTATGATAATCAATTATATCCAACATTCCAAAATATACAAACCCAATTAGAAAACAACATAATAAAAGTAACAGATTTGGATTCAAAGGTTAGGGCATTACCAAATATTACAAGAACAATAACTTATGTTATAAGATATAAGAGGAAGTATGTATAATGGCAGAAAAAGAAATAACATTAGAAGAACTGAAAAAGGAACTTGAAGAATTACCTAATATAGAGAGAGAAATTGCAATAGAATTAGCAGAAAAAGATAAAAGGGATTTATCAAGAAGAAGAAGCCAATTTTTAGGGAGTAGGGGATTAAGATGACTGCACCAACATTAGATGGAAATAGCTTAGGAAAAGTTGATAACATTCAAGTAGAGAAATCTGAAGATGTTATGAATGTATCTCCTCCAACACAAGATAGTGATGAGACAGTATTAGCAGAATTAACTGGTGCTTTGAAAACTATAAATGTAAAAGGAAAATTAACTGCAACAAGTATATCTGCATTAAAAATAGCAATTGATACTCTTGAAGATAATATTAACGGTAATCAAGCAACAACTGTTGAGTTTGTTAGCGATGTTACTGGAACAATAAATGTTATGGTTAGTTCATTTACTTGGATTTATTCAATTGAAACAAGAGTTACAGTAGATTATTCGCTAACCTTAATTGAAGGAACAGTATAATGTTAACAGAAGTAAAAATAAATGATGTAGATGTAACAAGTTCTGTAATAGAGTGGGAACTGGAAGACGAATTTGGAGTTACTATAAAAGAAATTAAAATCAATCTATTAAAAAATATAACTGCTCCAGTTAATGGACAAACAATAACAGTCAAAAGAGGCGAATCAAGTGCAACAGAACAATTTATTTTTGATGGTTATATAACTGAAATCAAAAAAAGTTCAGGAGAATATATTTTATTTGCTAAAGATAAACTATTTGATTTAGTTAGAAACGAGGTAACATATTCTTATGATAAGAATATAGACTTAAATCAAGATGGAAAGATAAGTGATATATTCAAAGATTTAATAAATACTTATGGGGGAGGAACACTGGTAGCAGATGATACCTCTGTCCAAGATTCTGGAACTGTAAACATATTAACCAAATTTATTTGTAATCACGAAGATGTATTCAAAAAGTGCGAAGAGTTAGCAGAGATATTAGATTGGCAATTTTATTATGATGAAGATAATTCTTTAGTTTATTTTGAACCGAAAGGATTTCTTGGTTTAAATGGCACATTAACTATTGGAACTAATGTTAGAAAACTTACTAAATGGTCTGATGATAGTACAGAACTTTTAAACGAAGTAACTTTGTTTGGAGCAAAACAAGATGTGCAACAAGAGAAATACCATAACGGAGATGCTTCGGAAACAGAGTTTGCAATTGATTATGAACCTACGGACATTAGAGTAGAACATCCAGTTGGAACAATATTACAAGGTGGTTTAACCGATGACCCAAATTCAGATTATAGTGTAGATAAATCAAGAAAATTAGTAATGTTTAAAAATCCACCAGCAAATGGAAGCAATAATATTTATATAAGGTATTCTTATTCTGTTCCAATTCCAGTTACTGGATATAATCAAACAAGTATTGATGATTATGGAAAATATAAGAAAACATTATTTTTTGAAGACATATCTACAGTTGAAGATGCAGAAGAAAAAGTTAATTCTTTAATCGGTAGATATTCTGTTCCTTTTATATCTACTTCTTTAATTCCTACAACTCAAGTTGATTTAAAACCTGGACAAACAGTAAGAGTAATAGATAGCGAAAACGATGAAGATAGAGTTTTATTAGTTAATACTGTTAAAAAACAATGGCCACATCAAGGAGATAATATATATGTGGGAGATAGAATTTGGAAAACAGCAGATTGGCAAACAGAAGTAGTAGATAGAATTCAAAAGTTAGAACAAGAATTTGCAAGAATCTCAGATTATCTTGTACACGTTATAAATATAAGTCATACTTCTACCTTCACAAGAAACAGAATGGAAGTCTGGAGAAGAAGAATGATAGGAGTAACAGGAATCTATGGACATTCAAATCAAGGAATATATGGATTGGCTTATTATGGAAGAAGTGGAATGATTTGGGGACACCCACAACAAGGAGTTTGGGGACAAGTAGATTGGGGAGAAACAGAAACACAATTTATTTTAGGACACGCAACAGGTGGAGTACTCGGATATGGAAAGCTTGGAAAGAATAATATAACAAATTGGGAGTTAGTATATGAAAAAGATTATTAGAAATAAGTTTATAAAGTTCAAAATTAAAAATAAAATATACCAAGAGGTAAATTGCTAAGATGGCTACAGGCGGAAATATAACCACTTCAGGTAAGAACCTAATGATTAACAGGTCTTATAAATCAAGTCCTGATTATTCTGAAATATCTGAATTTAAAATTGGAATAGGAACGACCACACCAAGTACATCAGATACAGATTTAGCAATTTCAATACCTATTTCAGATACTGAACAAGAAGACAGTTGTGATAGCATTACAAATTGGAGTCAAGGAACTGATGGAGCAATTAGTTTGAACACTACAACTTATAAAGAAGGAACTGGCTCAATTAACTTATACAAAACAGCAGGAACTGTTGATAATGTTTTATATTATAATAACAATAATATGACAAGTTCAGATTTCACAAGTAAAGACTTATGGGTATTCTTTTACATAAGCACAGATGGTTATTCAAAATTAGCAACTACGGATGCAGTAGAACTAAGATTTGGAAATGATTATAATACAAATTATTATTACAGAAGATATGATAAAGCAGATTTAAGTTCTGGTTGGAATTATCTTATTATGAATACAACAACAGGAACAGAGGAAGGGTCAGTAACTCTTGGTTCTTGTGATAGTGGAGGAATAAAGATTACTTATTCTGCAAGTACAGACGAGATAACAGAAGGAAATGCTTTCTTAACCGATGATTGGAAATTAGCAGAAGCAAGTGATTATGAAAAAATATTTGTAAGTGGCTATCCGACTTTTGATGAAACAAATAAGAAAGTAACTGTTAGATGTCATCTTACTACACTTGAAGCAAATGGATATCAACTTAGTGAGATTGGAACATTCAACACAGATGGAACACCAGTAATGATGGATAGAGATGTATTCACAGCACAAAGTAAAACTAACTTAGACGAGTTTGCTTTTGTTATAATAAATGAAATGGAGTAAAGAAGAATGACAATACAAAACGGAGAAATAATAGAAGCAGATGATATTTTAGGTTGTATGAGAACAACAGTTGAAGCAGGTGAAAATCTTACAGCTGGAAATGCAGCTTATATTAAATTAGATGATGGAAAGGCATATGTTAGTGATAACACTACTGCTGATGATGTTAGAGCAAATGGAATTGTTATTTCTACAGTTACTTCTGGAAGTGATGCAACTTTAATCACAAAGGGAAAATATGTTACAAGTAGTTTAACCGATAAGGAAGTTTATTATCTTGGAGCAGATGGTGCATTAACTACTGAATATGGTTCAGTTAGATTAGGAGTAGCAAACGGAACAACAGATTTGTATATTGATATAGTTCAAGACGATAGAGATACAATAGGAACTATAAAGGCTTGGAATAAAACATATTATGATGTAGATAGTGGAACAACAACTTCAACTACTGCAAATAAATTAGTAGAAACAGGACAAAACTTTGAAACTACAATAAGTGTAGGAGATTTAGTTCATAATACAACTGATGATACTTTTGCCTATGTAACTGCAATAGATAGCGATACAACACTTAGCATTAGTTCTGATATTATGGCAAGTGGAGAAACTTATGTTATTTATTTTAGTCCAAGAATTAGTGCTTTTTGGAGAGAATGTGATGGAAGTGCTATTTCAGATACAGAGAGTCCTTTAAATGGACAAGGTAATATGCCTGATTTAAAT